GGGTTAGTATGAGCGACGACCCGACCGATTTGGCGTATTTGGAATACTCTTTAGTAAAATCGCTCACTGGGCCAGAATGGAAAAAAGATGCCCTTTGCCGTGACGTTCCAAATGCCAGTCACCTAAAGACCTTTTTCCCAGAGGAACAGACGCACGGGGGAAATCACCTGATTGCGCCACGAAAAATGTGTTTGGAATGTCCAGTTCGCTACGAATGTTTGGAATACGGTATTGAGGAACCCTATGGCGTATGGGGCGGACACTCGCCCAGCCAAAGAAAGCGAATAGTGAAACTACTCAAAAGCGGTAGTAGCCTAGAGGAAGCAAGTCGTATGGTAGAGCGACGGGCTAGTAAAAAGCGACAGGCGGAATAGTCAATGGCTGACGACCAGCAAGAACTAAAGATTGACAACTTCTCAGAACTCGGTGCGTCAGGTCTTTGGCGCACGGGTGGTTTCGTCATTGACGATATCCTCCCACAACTTCGTGGTAAGCAAGCCCAAACCGCTTACCGTGATATGTCGGAAAACGACCCGATTATCGGGGCGATGCTGTTCGCTATTGAGCGAGTAATCCTACAAGTCGACTGGCGTATTGACCCCTACGACGACCCTACTGGAAACACCCCCAACGACGACGACGTGGCAGCCGCCCAGTTCGTTGAGGAGTGTATGAACGACATGAGCCACAGTTGGCACGAACTAATGATTGCCATTCTGTCGTTTCTACCTTACGGTTGGTCTTATTTTGAGATTGTCTACAAGCAACGCAAAGGCCCAGACCAGAAAGACCCGTCAAAGCGTTCCAAATTCAAGGACAACAAGATTGGCTGGCGCAAAATTGCTATGCGAACGCAGGACTCCCTGTGGCAGTGGCAGTTTGACGAAAGTGGTGGAATCAAGGCGATGATTCAACGTGACCCCACAACGGGTCGCCTGAACGTTATCCCCATTGAGAAAGCCTTGCTGTTCCGCACAACAACGGCTCGTGGAAACCCAGAGGGTCGCTCGGTTCTGCGAAACGCCTTCAAGTCTTGGTATTACAAGCGTCGCATTGAAGAGTTTGAGGCGGTAGGTGTTGAGCGTGACCTCGCCGGTCTGCCCGTTGCCTACGTTCCACCAGAATGGATGTCGCAAGGGGCTACGCCGGGCGAAAAGGCTGCTCTCGGCGCAATGGAACGTATCGTTCGTGGTGTAAAGCGCAACGAAACCGAAGGCATTATCTTGCCTGCCATTTACGACGAACAGGGCAAGCAACTCGTTGACTTCAAGTTGCTGAACTCAGGCGGCGCCCGTCAGTTCAACGCACAACCACTTGACGCAAAAGTTCTTACGCCTAGTGGTTGGAAGCGCATGGGTGACATTGCCGTTGGTGATGTCGTCGTAGACCCACTTGGATTGCCCTCACACGTCACGGGCGTATTCCCGAAGGGCGTTCGCCCTGTCTACCGTGTCACCACGGCAGATGGACGCTCAACACTTGCAGACGCAGAACACAACTGGGTGGTCACTAATAGCAAATGGCGTAATAGTGAAAACATCAACGACGCACACCCCCTGCTCCCCAACTACAAGGTTCGCAAGACGCAAGACCTTTTGGCAAACATCGAAAAGCACGGAAACGGCCGTCGCTTCCACCTTCCCCTTATCGAGCCTGTCGAATACGTTTATGGCGACCCGTTGCCCGTTGAGCCGTATGTGCTTGGTGTTCTTTTGGGCGACGGACACCTTCGGGAAGATGGTGGGGTTCGCTTCTACTCCGCCGACGCACAAATCGCACAAGAGGTAGAAAGCCACTTGCCAGCAGGAGACGTTGTGACAATGTGGCACGACAAAGACGGCGGTAGTGGCAAGGCTGAGATGTACCACATTACGGGAACATCGGGTCGTCGCACGTCTGCGGTCAAGACTGCGCTTAGTGAAATGTCCTTGCTTGGCAAAAAGGCTCCCGAAAAGTTTGTTCCACGTCAATACTTGACCGCTGGGGTGAAAGACCGCCTAGCACTGCTTCAGGGTTTGATGGACACAGATGGAACCATCACCAATGAGGGTTTGGGTATCTTCTATACCGTTAGTCCACAGTTGGCTAGCGATGTTGCGGAAATCGTGCGTTCGCTTGGTGGAACAGCAAGCGTCGGTCGCTACCCGATTGGCGAGTACACGTCGCCAAAGACGGGCAAGGTTGGCTTCTCGGCAAACGAGTATCACCACGTTCGTATCCGTATGCCACAACACCTGCCAATGGTTCGCCTAGAACGCAAGGCGGAGAAGTTATCAGATGACAGCCGTATGCGCTACCACACTGGCATTTCGTCCGTCGAATACGTTGGTGAAATGGAAGTCCAGTGCATCATGGTTTCCTCGCCCTCACATATGTATGTGACGGACGATTTCATCCCCACGCACAACACCGACCAAATCATTACTCGCTACAACCAGCACATTGCTATGACGGTTCTAGCAGACTTCATTATGCTCGGACACGAAAGCGTCGGCTCGTTCGCACTCGGAACCTCAAAGGTAGACCTGTTTGTGGCTTCGGTGGAAAGTTGGGTTCGCCTCATTGCTGAGGTCTTTAACTCACACGCTATTCCACGCCTAATGAACCTCAATGGCTACCCGACCGACCGTTTGCCACAACTCACTTATGGTCAAATCGCTGCCATTGACCTACAGGAACTCGGTGCGTTCTTGCTCAACCTCGCCAACGCCCAGATGATTACACCAGACAACAACCTAGAGGAATACCTGCGAGAGTTGGCTGGCTTGCCGAACTTCCGCCCAGAAACCGACGGAACCACGCCTAACCAGCGTTATGGCGACCTGCGAACAGCACAACAGGCGCAAACTATGTCGGCTATCCACAACGGCGACGTGACCCTCACGACCGACCAGAACGGCCCATCAGCAACACCAACGGGCGCATCCACACAAGACAACACGGTCGCAACCGCAGTCCAAAACCCCGTCGGCGGTCTGAACGACCTTTCTGGCGGTAGTGGAATCCAAGCGAACATTACTTCGTCTGGCTATTCAGGTGACGCACCACCCAACCTGAAGCCGACCACACCCGGCAAGGTCAAGTCACCGACAACGAACACCAGCATCAAGCGACCACCCAGCGGTATGAGTGGGCCTCTGGTGAATAATCAAGGGCCGACTTCCTAATGGCTATGCGCATTCGCAACGTTCCGCAGACTAAGAAAAAGTCCAAGAACCAACTCACCATATTGCGCCGTATCTCTATGCCAACAGCCAAGAGCCGTGCTAAGTCCTAATCAGCACGGTGATTTGGAAATGTTGAGATAAAGTTTATAACGTACAACCATTAGGAGTCAGCCACAATGGACAACATAAATGTTCTAGACGTAGTTGCCGATGTCGCAATTAGTGAAATAATTGTGAACAAGGGCATCAACGACGACGTTCGGGCATCCGCCGCTGACTTGCTCCGCAAGGGCTACCTCACCGCAGACGTTCTCTCGGTTTCTAATGGTGAAAACGCTGCCCTCGTTCTTGTTCCAAACGGCGAGCGAAACGGTCTTGCCCACATCAACAAGGCAGGCGTTCCAATGTCTGCCAATGCTGAAAAGCGTTTGATTGCCCGTAATCTGGCTAAGGGTCTGGCTGACGTAGCCCACCCATTTATCAAGAGCGTCAACGCTTTTGGCAATACACACGCCTGTTTAGTATGTGGTTCCACCACCGAAGCGGACACTTGCGAGCCTGTAGCAAAGGACTTCGGCCCATTTGTGTTCGGCGCAAGCCCAGCCGACGACAACTCCAGCGATTCCACCTCTGACGGGGCGGTTCAGGTTGAGTTAGACCCTGAAACGGTTGCCTCTATCCTCGCTGCCGTCCAGCCGACCGACGATGGTGAAAGCGACAGTAGTTCGTCCAGTTCGTCGTCATCTAGCGACAGTTCAAGTTCGTCGTCTAGTAGTTCCAGCAGTTCGTCAAGTTCGTCTAGCAGTTCGTCAAGTTCCAGTTCGTCGTCAAGCGACAGTTCATCCTCGTCAAGCGACGATTCCAGCAGTTCCAGTTCGTCTAGCAGTTCGTCATCGTCTAGCAGTAGCAGTTCATCGTCCAGCAGTTCGTCAAGTTCGTCGTCGTCATCTGACTCCGATAGCGACATTCTCGGCTCTGACTGGTCTGACGGGCTTACCCCGTGGCAAGTGAAAATCGCAGAGGACTTGGACAGTCTTGTTCAGGCAAATGGTCGTATCCCAACGAGCGACGCTGTTTATACCGACTTCTCGCCCTTTATGGCACAAGGTTTCACCTGTGGAAACTGTGTTGCTATGGGCGACAACGGCTGTGACTGGGTTGCCGTATCTTGCTCATCAAACGGCTGGTGCAAGTTCAACATGGTTCCCGTGACGGTTTCCACCTCTATCACGAACGGTTTGTATTACAAGTCGGTTCGGGAAAATCGTGGCACTCTTGACGCAGTTGAGTTCGCAAAGGGCGTGGTGGAAAAGGATGCCTCTGCCGTTCACGTCGACGGAACCGCTTGGTCTGCCCCGATTATCAGCAACTACGAAGAGGGCAAGCGCACTACGTCAAATCCTACGCAAATCAGCGTTGCCGAAATGCCTTTCCAAAACGATGACTCCTCCTCTGACTCCTCCGAAGTTGTCAAGAGTAGTGAAATCGTAGGCACTATCCGCAAGGATGCCGAACTGCGCTACACGCTCGGCCCGTGGTATGTTCCGGGGCAACTTGACGCACACGGCGAATGGACGGACACTGAGGAACTTCAGAAGGCTATGTGGGATTACGTCAAGTCTGGCGACCGTGACATCCGCCTTCAGCACAACGTAGACATTGTGGCTGGCGAGTGGTTAGAGGCTATGACGTGGCCTTACCCCGTTGAGGTTCCAATGTATCAAGCCGACACGAGCAACATCGTCAAGACCACCTTCCCTGCTGGCACGGCATTTCTCGGTGTCCAGTGGAAGCCGTGGGCGTGGGAACTAGTGAAATCAGGCAAGGTTCGTGGTTTCTCTATCGGCGGAACGGGTGCTGGCATTGAGGTCGACCTTCCTGCTGAAAACACATACAACCCATTTACCGCAGGGGGAATGAACTAATGCCTCGTCTTGTCCCCGGATTTGTAGCAACGACGGCTACCGCTAACGCTGGTTCCGGCAAGGCAACCATTGGAACGCAGAGCGTTCAGGTGATGGCTGCCTTCGACCGCACGGCGGTCTATCTGACGAACACGGGTTCCACCACTATTTCTATCGGTCTGGGTGCTACCGCTGTGGCAGGTCAGGGCATTGTCCTCTCACCCGGAACTGCCCAGACCCCAGCGCAGGTAATTACTCTCAACGGTTTTTCGGGCGTTATCAACGCCATTAGTAGTGCCACTGGTGGAACGCTCGCTTACTGCGAATTCTAAAACCTAGTAGCACAACTAGATTTCGCAAATAGTAGGGTAGCATTTCACCAGAAATAGTCACTTAGGAGCCTTTGTGTCAGACACGCTTGATAACGCCATTGAGCAATGGTTGAACGCCATTACTAAGGCGACCCTTGCCGAGCGTTTGGCTATCCCTACTTGGACTGACCCAGAGGCTCCGGCGGTTCTACCAGAGGCTTCATTTCCGTCAGAGGCGACGCAATCAGAAAACGCTGGTGGAACGCTGGCGACCATTCTTGCTCACGCCAAAATCAACTTCCAAAACTCAGCACAGGCACTTGGGCTTGCTGCAAAAATGCAGGCGAACGGCGACCTAAAGGGTGCTGGAAACGCTGTCTTGATGGCTGCGAACGAACTAAAGAACTGCGCCTTTGGTTTGGAACAGGCTTCCAACGTAGACCAAGAGAACTCATACGCTTTCGCTAACGATGCGGTGGAAATCAACCGTATTTCTTTGGGCTTGTTCGCTCAGGCAAACCAACTGTTTCAGCAAGCCCGTGCCAATAAGGTCACTTTGGCAAGCGTTGTTCCGTCAGACCTTTACGCAGAATCGGTTGCCAAGTCAGAGGAAACCGCTGGTGGAATCGACCTTGACGCTATCCGCAAGGGGAAGTTCTTTCCAAAGAGCAAAGTAATCAAGAACATTCCACCTCTTTGGGACACTGACGACGCAAACCTCAAAGCGACCGTCATTTACTTGCACTACTACAACGCAAATGCCGACTTCTATGTCGCAGAACTTGACCCTAAGACGAATACGGCGTGGGGATACGCCCGTATCGCTGGTCAGCCCGTAGGTAAGTGGGGAGCGTTCAACCTGAACGACCTTGCTGATTACGGCAAAGACGCATCAACCGAGCCTGACCTTTGGAACATTGGTGGGCCTATTGAGCGTGATGAATCGTGGACACCGACACCAGCCGGACAAATCCCGAAAATAGTGATTAGTTAGGAGACTGGTCATGTCTAGTGAAATCAACAACACAACCCCATTTGGGAAAGGACTATCTATGTCAGAAAACCTGTTAGAAACCATTGAGCAGTGGATTTTGCCTCTTTACAAGGACGCAAACCCTGCCATTAGCAACGACGATGCAACGAACGGTGCGTCAATCAACGACGTTCCAGCACTCGTTTCGTCTGCTTCGGACAAAGAGGACAAGGCAGACGACGCTCACGCCGCTGGCGACCACCAGACCGCAATTGACTTGCTGAACTCTGCCGCCGACGACCACGTTAAGGCTGTTGGCGCATTCAAGCGCAACGGCGACGGCGACAAGATTGGCTTCCACGCTGGTGAAGTTGGTCGTTTGCGTGGCAAGGCTCAGGACATTGAGGAAGAGCGCAACGCTTCTGGCGACATTGCTAGTGAAATCAACAAGGGTGGCCCCGGCTCAGGCCCGCAATGGAACCACCCCTTCCGTGGCAACCGTTTCACCTCAGTTCCCGAAATGGCGGACAAGTATGAAACTCGACGTGGCACGGAAAACTTTGACCACGGACAGCACCTTGACGCTGCTAAGGCGCACATTGCGGCTGCCAATGCGGCTGCTCGTGCCGGTCACTTCAACGAGGCGGCAAGCCACTTGCACGAGGCTGCGTATCACCAGACCCGTGCGGCCGAACTTGTCCAAAAGCCCCGTAGCGAATACCCGTTCGTCAACCGTCGCTTTGGTGAAAAGATTGTTTCTGCTCACGAATCGGCCCACTCGGCAGAGGGTGCCGCTCGTGACGCTTCTATCGCACAGGGCAAGTTGCTGAAGGCTACGGCCGCTGGCGCAGACGCTCGCACCCTCGCAGGCTTGCGAACCGATGCTGCCAACAAGATGGACTTGGCTACCAAGTCTCTGGCTGAAGTCAATGCGGTTCAGGGTTCTCTTGACTCCGCCCGTGTGAACGCAAGCGACCCGACCCTCAACCGTCAAACCGCATAAGGCTCTACTGAAATGTCTAAGAATCCATTTGACATTCAGAGCCTTGCGCCGACGTGGGCTACGGCAGACCTCGCTAAGAGTGCTGTTCTGAAGGGTGACGTGGCTGGACACCCCTTTCACGGCAATCAGTATTCGGCAGGTTCTAGCGGTCAAGATGTCATGAGCCACGCCGTCAAGGTGGCTGAGGCTCGTATGGATGGCGTTGCAAACCATGCCGACGCTATTCGTATGGCACAGTTTCACAACCAAGAAGCCATGAATGCTAGCAACGCTCGTAATAAGGCGTTCGCAGAGGGCAAAGACGGTAAGGGTGAGGAACTAGACAATCTTACCCAAGCCCACCTTCGGGCTGCAAAAACGTGGAACAAGGTTGCCGACTACGGCAATCGGAACATCGTGTTTGACGCTTCTAAGGCAATTCGCCAAACACAGGCTGCGCTCAATCACCATGCCAACGACTACCTCAATGCATAAAGGATTTGGAAATGTCTGACCTGAATAGTGAAATCACAGAGTGGATTGCCATCGCTAAGGGCGATAAGTGTCCTCTCTGCAAGGGAACCGGCTCTATTCGGGGCGGACACGTCACTTGCCCTAAGTGTGGTGGAAAGAAAGTAGCCAAAGACGCTAACGAGTCACTTGCTACCGTTATGCGCCACGACCAAGACCACGACAACTGGCACAAGATGCACGGCGACGCACCTTGCACCTCAGAGGCAGATTGCGCTCAAAAGCGAGCCAAATACGCAGAGGTTCAGGCAGAGCAGGTCGCAAAGGGTGACGTGGATGGACACCCCTTTCACGGAAACCAATGGTCTAGCGGTGCTGGTGAAATCAACGACAAGAAAGACCAAATCCGTCGTTTGATTAGTTCAGGAACTCGCAAATCGCAAATCGCACAGCGAACCGCTAGGCGCATTTCCAACCTTCACGGCGACATTGCTGGCAAACTTGCCGACGCTGGAAAGTTGAACGAGGCGCAAGCACACCTAAAGGCTGCTGACGGCTGGGGCAAGTTGGCTCGCCCACCTATTGAGGGTGAGCCTAATGCGTGGGGTGAAATCGGTAAGCCTGAAACGAACCCCGTCAATATGTCCGACCACGCCCTCAACGACTTTGAGCCGTGGATGAACAAGTCTGCTGAAATCCTAAAGGGCGACGTTGTCGGACACGCATTTCACGGGAATCAATACACCGAAGCCCGAAAACTGAACGACACTCTAAAGATTGCTAACAACATGCACCTTCAGCACAGCGAGGGAGCCGACCCAGAGAGCGTGTCGGCAGAGCACGAAATTGCTGCTGCTTTGCACCGTGGTATGTCGTCGGATTTGCGTGGTTTGGCTCAACACGCCCTCGACACCGGACACCCCATAACCAGCAGTGCGCTACGTCACGCTGCTGAAATGCACACGACTGCGGCACAGGCTCACGAAGAGGCCGCCAAAGTAACTGACGAACAGGGCGTTGGACAACGGAGCGTTGACGCTGCGTTCCCTGCTGTTCGTGCCAGCCGTGAGGCAACTGAGGCAACTGACCAAGCCCTTAACATGGCACAGGACACGGGCGCAGCGCCAGTACCCCGTCTAAGTTTCTAAGGATTGGAAACCTATAAATGCCTGACTTGAATAGTGAAATCCAACAATGGGTTGATTTTGCCAAAGGCGACTTTGAGGGCCACCCTTTCCGTGGTAACCAGTACGCCACGGAATCAAAAAACCTTTATGATAAGGCAGACAACATTGAGTACGCCCACAATAAAGTTGTTGACGGATATGGTTTAACCAAAAAAGAACTTTTGGCTCGACGTTCAGCCAGCCGTGCTGACGACATACAAGCGCACGAGGCGGCTGTAAAAACGCACACGGAGGTCGCACAAGGTCACCGTGAACTTGCTGAAAAACTACGTGCTGAACAGCAACGCCTAACTAAGCCGGGTAGTAAGCGAGATGCTAAGCGTATTGGAAAAGTGGCTTCCATTCACGAATCAGCCGCTTGGTATCACGATAAGGCTGCTGAAATAAACAAACAAGCGGCAATATACGCCAAAAGCATTAAGCCTATTGACTATTCGGGAGACGGGTGGCAACGCTCCGACTTTGATGGTGATGCCAGCGACGCAACGGCAACTGCCAAATATGTATCCGAGCAAGCGCACAACGCAACACTCGCTTTGGGGAATATCACCAAGTCTTTTGGTTTCCAAGTAATGACTAAAACGGACAGTGAAATCCTAAAGGGCGACACACCCGGCCACGCATTTCACGGAAACCAATGGACTTCGTTAGGTGATAAGGCAGGCGCAATCCGTCAAGCCGACAAGTCATTGTCCTCACGTTCCACCCCAGAGGAACTGCGTCAGGTGGCTCAATGGCATCGTGACATTGCCAGTCAGCACCAGACCGCAGCACACCAGCACGAGGAAATGCCACACTTGACTAGTGCTAGTGAAATCGGTCAGGCTCGATACGATGCACTTCGCTCACACGCCGCTTCAGAAATGGGCAAGCACGATGCTGCGTCGTATCTGCACAACAAGGCGGCTGGTGAATTGGAACTTGCTGCCAAACTCAAAGAGGAACACTTGCCCAGCGGTTCATACGGCGTTCTTAGGACTGCCCAGCACACGGGCAAGCAAGCGTTCTCGGCTAGTTCAGCGGTGGAAAGCCACCCTGTAGGCGACCCAGAGTTTGCTGACCACGAAAAGGCGCAGATGGGTTCAGACCTTGCCGAACTGGGCAAGAGTGCTAAAACCATTACTGATTGGCGCAAGGAAAACAACTCACCCGGCGCACACCCCATTGAGGCAAAGCCAGCGTTCGTTCCTTACACGCCACCTGCCACCCCTGACGAGCCAATGCCTGCTGATACGTCGGGAACATCGGGAACTGACTACGGGCAGAGCGACGATTTCAGCAAGGCTATTGCCATTTGGAAAGCCAAGCAAGACCCCCGATACACAACTATCAACGTTTCACCAGACCACATGGAGGACTGGGGGCATCAGGGCTGGAACGGCGTTGATGAAAACGGCGTGGTGCGTGGCGCAAACGATTTGGATGAATCGTCAGAGGAACCCGGTCAGATGCCCATTATGGGCGTGGTGGAATAATGAGCCAAGAACTTGCCGTAGCCCTTTCCGGCTGTCTCGCAGACGTGACGGTTATGTATCACCGCACTCACGGGCATCACTGGAACGTTGTCGGCACGGACTTTCCGCAGTATCACCTAAAGTTTGAGGAAATCTACACAGACGTGTATGAATCAATCGACCCTCTTGCTGAAAACATCCGCAAGTTGGGTGTGTTTGTTCCGTTCCGCCTCAAAGACCTGTCGGCAATGGCTTCCACCCCCGACGACGCAGTAAGCGGTTATCACCACGAAACGTTGGTTGCCGACCTCGTTTCGGTTAACGCAGAGGTGCTTCGTAGCCTCAACGTGGCTTTCCAAATCGCTAGTAGTGAAAACCAGCAGGGTATCGCTAACTTCCTCGCAGACCGCATTGACAGCCACCAGAAATGGGCGTGGCAACTCAATGCCTCGCAACAAGGATAACTATGGAAAATCTTGACGCTGAAATCATTGCGTGGGTTGAGTTTGCTAAGGGCGGGCCGGGTTCTGGTGCGCAAGGTGGTCACCCCTTTGAGGGAAACCAATACACCAGTTCAACGGGCAAGCCCCTTTTGCCCAATGGTCATGATTTTCATCCCAATGGTCGCCCAATGCTAGACCGGACTAGAAGTTATGGTTCTGTTTCTAAAAAAACTTGGGGCGACCGAAACAACACGCCAGAGGCATTATCAGGGATTACAGCAAAAGACCACGCTTCAGATTGGAATCAAGTCAAAATGACGGACACCGCCGCCAAAATTATGGAAGCGGAAAGCCGTCACTTTGACGCTCACCCTTACGCCCCCATTGGCAAGCCCGACATGAGTGGTGACGAACGCTCGGCAGACGCTATTCCAAAGTGGCTGGTTCAGAGCGCAACCCCCAAAGACCTTGATGCCCTGACGGACAACAACTTTCACTCGTCAGTTCGCTACATTGAGAGCCAACGCCCCGACCTCGCTCAATAAAGGTTCCGCAACCATATTTCCAAAATCACGGTGTAGTATTTCACCGAATAGCCGAAAGGATTACCCCCTATGATTCGCACTAACAACGCAGAGCCAACAACCGTATCGTTCGTCCAAAAGGGCGACGACAAGAACGCATCAGCAATCGCCAAGTCGCAGATTGCTCGTTTGAGCCGTGACGAGGTTGTTGCTGCTGGTCAGGTGGAAACCGCTAACTACCACTTGGTCAAGGCAACTGAGGCACTGAAGTCTAGTGAAATCGCTTACTTCACGGCAGTTGAGAAGGCCGCCCCAAACGTGGCTGAACTGCGTAAGGCTTACAACAACGCTTTGGCTGGTCACCGTGACGCAGACAAGGCAGTCCGCACCGCTGGTGAAACCCTGAACCTTGCCAAGTCTGCCCTCGCTGGCGTTCTTGCTGTTGCTAAGGGTCAGATTGAGAACCGCTACGGACAAATGGTGGACGACGACTCCAGCGTTCCAAAGGCGAACGACACCACCAAGATTGACGACATTGTTGAGGTTCCGCCACGCATGATTATGAACGTAGACGGCGTTATGGTTCCCGACTTTTCACTAACGAAGCGAGCATTTTCGGCAGAGAAGCGTCAGGCTTTGGCTTCTGCTGGAAAGGCATTGCCAGACGGCTCTTTCCCAATTGAGAACAAGGGCGACCTTGCGAACGCTATTCAGGCGGTTGGTCGGGCAAAGAACCCAGCGCAGGTAAAGGCGCACATTATTACGCAAGCAAAGGCGTTGGGGGCGACGGACGCTATCCCAGAGAGTTGGACAGGAGCCGACAGCAGTATGACTAAGAGTATTGAACGACAAATCGCTAAGGGCGCAGTGCTTGTCCTTTGCCCATCGTGTATGTCGGGTGACGACAGTTCTTGCCCGATGTGTCAGGGTATGAACGACGGTATGGTTCCACAGTCGTGGGTCACCGGCAACGAGGACGGCGACTACGAGGACGACTCCAGCGCAGACGACAGCACCCCAATGGCTAAGGCGTTCAGCACCGAGAGCCTGCTTACCCGTGAGTTTGAGAAGTCGGCTGGTTTCCTGTCCTACATCGCTAAGGGTGGCCCCGGTTCGGGCGCACAGGACGGACACACGTTCAACGGCAATCAGTGGACGGGTGGTATAAAGGCTGGCGCAAACCTGATGCACGAGCGTGAGGGTTGGAAGAACACCATCAAGCGATACAACACCAACGCTGCCGAAATGCGCAAGGAAGCCGACAGTCACGTCAAGGCTGGCGACATTGCTTCCCGTGCTGGTGACCACCGCACCGCAGCCGACCACTACCGTGCCGCCGCCAAGTCCTACATGAAGGCTCAGGGAACACAAAAGGGCAATGAGATGGTTATGCGTCTCAAGGCTGATGAGGGTCACCCCGACGCTTCACACACCGAAGCCAACGCCTACCAAGAGAACGCTCGCACCCTGCGCACCCTTTCCGCTGGCGCATCAGCAAAGGCTGACGCTGAGGAACGTGCTTTGGCGCAGACCGCCTAGTTTCCAAACTAAGACAAGCCCCCTGTGCCTAGTGAAATAGGTATGGGGGGCTTTGTCTTTGGTAAGATGTTTGCGATGAACATTATCTACTTCTACTCAATGGGTATGCCGAGTGAAGGCTCAACGGGTCTTATCTCTATAAACAACGGAACCATTGCTGAAATCGCTGGCACGGCAAAAGTGTTTGTATCTGCCTATCGCAAGAGCAACCCTGCTGAAAGCGACCAGCAAGTATTTGATTACTTTTCCGACAACTGGACTGACGGCAATACTTTCACCTTGCCTATGCTTTTGACGGGCGATGAGGTCAAGGACTTTCTAGGTTTCTAATGGGGATTTCACCAAACCCGTAGTAAAGTAATGCCGATAAACCACTATGGAGTTCGGTATGACTAACGAAATTGCTATTCACAAGGCTGGGAACCCCCAAGCACTTCGTGACTGGTATAACGCTGGTGCTGATGGACAAATCAACTGGGGGCAACCCGGCGACTTTGAGGACTGCGTTGCTATTGCCGGTCAACACATTGACAACCCAGAGGGTTTTTGCCAACTTCGTCACATTGATGCCACTGGCGAGCCAGCAGGCAAGGCAAGTGGTGAAATCGCTAAGGCAGACGAGCCTGACTACACAAAGTTGATTTCTGACCGCAAGGGCGAGCCGGATGACCAAGACCTCTACAACAAGGTGATTTCAGAGGCAAAGAGCAAGTTTGACGTGTATCCGTCGGCTGTCGCTAACGGCTGGGTCGTTCAGGAATACAAGCGTCGTGGTGGAACGTATCACAAGCCCGTAGAAAAGGGCGATTTGCCGGGGCATGAGTTTCACGGCAATCAATACACGTCTGCTCTCAAGGGTGCTGGAATCGACCCCAAAGAAGCCGTCACGGACAAGACCGATATTCACGGCGTTCTAGACAAGATGACTAATGCTGAAATCGGCAAGGGCTACGGCTATCTGGGCGAGCGTGGCAACTACCTGCGTTCCAACGGCATTTCAGGTGCTGACCGTATCAAGTTGGCGGACAAGTTGATTCAGGCAACCGCTATCAAGAACGGGTGGAATCACCACGACTTAGCGACCTTTGTGGATAGCAAAAATGGCAGGCACTTTGGCGACGTAATGTTCGGTCAAAGCGAGGCTGGCGCACTTGAGGAAGGGCAACGCTTCCTAGACAGGGAAATCGTGGGTATGGGTCTAAAGAAGTCCGCCCCGTTCTCTGGCGACCTTCCAAATCAGCCCAACCCCCGAACTGCGACATATATCGCACAGGCAAAGGCTCTTTCAGCACAGGGCGACGGACTTCGCCGTTTGGAAAAGTGGCAAAGTGCCTCTTTTACGCACAGTGATGCTGCGGATGCGTATCGCAAGGCCGCACAGGGAGAAACTGGTGGAAACGCCGACATTCTCAATTCCCACGCTGACGCACAAGACCAACTTGCCAAGTATTGCTCTTTCCTAGACAACAACACAGAACAACACAGCCCTGCTGAAATGGCTAAGGCGAACGGGGCGGTTCCTGCCTACCCCGGAACGCAGTATCAGAACCCACCTTTTCAGCAAGGGGCGCAAGACTGGGGCTGGCTCGGTGAGGGGCAATCAACGCACACCCCCGAATACAACCCAAACCCCACGGGAACTGACCTCGTTCCCGACGACACAAGTGATTCGAGTGCTGAACCACACTCGGACTGGACTAGCGAGGATGCTCAATAATGGCAAGCGCAAACGATTTCACTAGAGACAGCCTTCTCGGCACAGAGGGCGTATATGCCGAGTTCTACAAAGGCGACTTTCATGGTCACGTCTTTCGTGGCAACCAGCACTCATCCGGCGGTATTGGACACTTTGACCCTTACAACGCCGTTTTCACCACCATTTGCGCCTCTGGGCATCAGAACACAGTCAAGGTGCCGCCAGCGTGGATTGGTCGCAACGCCGACGGCTCGTTCAATGGCTCTTTCACCTCTGGGGCAAGCCAAAAGAACGTCTGCGCTACTTGCTCACGCCCATTGGCAAACCGTTGGCGTTTGGTAAATGGTCGTCAGTTCTTGCCCAAGCCAACTCCGCCTACCTCTGTCGAGCAGTGGCTCGCCACCTCAACGCCCAAGTATGTCAAGTAATGGGTTCGTAGGTTTCACTAACACCGATATTGTTAGTCGCCAGCCGTCGTCAGAACACTTTGAGGGCAACCAGAACGACGGGTTCAACGTAGTTCGCTTTGCTGATGGCTCGTTCGGCATTGAGAAGTCAATGAAGGACTGGGTGGGCAACAAGACGGGGCGCAACTATCCTGCTGAACTACTAGCCGCCCAAGAATACTTAGCCGCCCGTGTAGGACAGGCTCTTGACGCACCCGTTCGTGACTGCCTTTTCACCTCAAAGAACGCCGACAGTGTGATTATGCCGTTCGTGGTTGGGCAGTCTGGCAAGGACTTAGGTGGAAAAGACGTTCCAAACGACCCACAAGGTATCCAACTACAAATCTTTGACCACTTTGTTGCTAACTCTGACCGCCGACCAAAGAACCTTATGTTCACCTCAAACGGCATTGTCGGCATTGACCACGCTCTCTGCAACTTCCGCCTTCGTCCCCCAAAGCCTGAACTGCTGGCAAGCCTATACAACGAGGGTGTGACATCTGACGACGTTCGTGCCATACAACCACTGCTGGAAACCACGAAGCCGTATTTCGCCCAATTACAAATGATGGACAAATACGAGAATATGCTGGCAAACCTCGCCAGTCTTGCTGCGGATTTACAAATCGTGGAACAGAGCGTAGTGAAAAAAGGTGACGTTTCAGGTCACGAGTTTCACGGAAACCAATTTGTCAAACTTGGGTCTACCGAAATAAAAGATTCCACCAAATACGCTTTTGAGGGTGGCGCACAGGCAAAGGCGATGGAAAAAGTCACGCTGGGTAATGGCGAAAAGGGCATTGTCAAGGTATTCCAAAATGACGGTTGGGGCGGCCCATCAGCAAAGCGTCAAGCGTGGAACGAAGCCCTTGCCGCAAAGGTTGGCAAAGCACTAGACATTCCAATTCGTGATGCCGTTCGCATTGACGGGCGACCAGATGCCATTCTGCAACCACACTTAGAAGGACAGTCGTGGCTTGATTTAGGTTCAGAAACACCAACTGCCAGCCCCAAAGACGTACCGGAGAAGTTTCGTCAGCAAATGGGCGAACTAGCCCTGTTTGACACGTTGATTTCTAACCCAGACCGTCATGGTGGAAACGTAATGGTCACCGGCATTGACCCCAAAGAACCGTTATTGCGTTCAGAAGCCGCCAAGATTTCTACCGCACGTCTTGTTGGCATTGACCATTCATCAGCATTCAACGATGAAAATTGGGCGCAACCACGTCAACTTGCTGCGGTGGCGAAGGAATGGAAGATATCACCAGACCGTCTTAGTGAAATGGGCAACGCACTTCACGATTTCCAAAATGACCCCACCCTTAGTTCCGGTGAAAAAGAATACGCCGACGCTATGGTGGCAACCTTTGACAAGGCATTTCCACAAACCATAAAGAAAGACGCTTTCACGCCACCGCAGGGTGTTCAAGACGCAGCCAAAAAGGCTTTGGAGTGGATGGCTGACGGCAAGGCTGGTTCCGGTTTCACCTCTGTCGGTCGCAAGCGAGCCTCTGACCTCGCTCGTGGGGCAAGCGTTTCAGAGGTGACTATCCGACGGATGAAGGCATACTTTGACCGCCACCAGCCAGACAAGAAATCACCTCACTGGGATGAGCCAAGCCCCGGCAAGGTGGCGTGGTATGCGTGGGGTGGCGACGCAGGCTATTCGTGGGCTAAGTCAGTGGTGGAAAGACTGAACAAGGTTCAAAAAGGCGATGTTCAAGGGCACGAGTTTCACGGGAACCAGTGGACAGAAACAGGAACCAGCGTTGGATACGGGAACAAGACGTATCACCACGCCGACCTAACCACGTCTGACGGAACGGTTTTACACGCAACTGCGATGCCACACGTCGATGGCGGAACATTTGCCGAAGTGTCTGGTGAAAAAAATGGATACACAATTAGGCATACGCAAACCGACGTTGGCGGTGGTCAGAGTTACTACCAAGTAACGGCTCACGACGCTAATGGAAATGTTGTGGGTCACCTTGACTATGCCGTAGCCGACGGCGAAAAGACCCCCCACATTCAAATGGTGGAAACCAGCCCAAGCGCACGGGGCAATGGCTTGGCAACCTCTATGTATCACGTCATGGCGGCGAACAACCCCGGCGCAACACCCGAACAAGGGATGCTCACCGATGACGGCTCTAAGTGGTGGAATAGCCCCCAAATGGCACAAGCCCGTTCTGAATCCAGTTCTTTTACGGAATACAAGCCAAACGTTTCCAAATCAGTTATCACCAAAGGCGACGACCCCGGACACCCGTTTCACGGCAATCAGTGGACTACGGGCGAGGCTGGTGTAAAAGACCTCTCGCAACACATTGACACGGTGGACATGAGCGACATTGAGGCATGGCGAAACCGCCGTAATGGTGGTGGAACCACAACTACTCGCACCCCATCTGCCCCAAAGCCAGCACCGGCTCCTCGTGCGCCTCGACCAGCAACAGCACCCAAGCCTCAACCTGCCCCCAAAGCCCCCCAAACGCCCTCTACAGCCGAGAAGGGCTTACCAGCAGGCTGGCACACCGTCAGCAAGGCAGACGGGCGTATAACGCTAAAGAGTGACGCAGGGAACTCGGCGGTATTTTCCACTAGAGGGTCGTGGAAACCATCCGACCCCGAAGCCCACACAATGCTTCAAACGATAGACAAGTATGCGACGGGCAAGACCATCAACTTCGCCCCGAAAGACATTACTAGGGGAACCTCAAACGCTCTGGGCTACGTCAGTTCCAAGAACCCGAACACCGTTGAGATTATGCCTAAGAGCCGTGTGGATGGTGCGTTAGAGCGCACAATGTCGAACTTCAAGACAGGTGGAAACTCGCCAATGGAACAGGCGTTGCGTGAGGCTCACGACCAATCTATTTCACCATCGGCGTTCGCCAACCAATTCGCTAGTTATACCTGCTTTGCCACCAAAGACAAGGCTCTAGAGGCAATCGTCACCCACGAACTCGGACACTCGGATTTCTTTAGTCGGGGTCTGTCTATGGACAGCGTATATAAGGGTCTGGCTAGTCTCGGCGGTCATCTCAATGAGGAACGTCTGTCAAGTGCTGAACGTCAGGGCTATCGGAACCAAATGGGTCGAAACTCTAGTTTCCGTATGCCCGACGGCACGCTGAAAGACCGTGCTGGCGCATTGGATTGGCTTATGAAAAACGGTGCTGGCGGTGCTGATTTGCAGGGAACCGCCGTCGCCTCGTGGATTGCCGAACGGGGTA